CCGCCACCCGGTCCAGCAGCAAGAGTGCCGCCGATCTGACCGCCGCCACCGATGCCGCCGTAACCGCCCGCACCCAATGAAGCTGTCGTCACGCCCGATGACACGTTGACAAATGTGGCTTGCGATCCGTCGCCCGACGTTCCACCTTTTGTGAACAGCACACTGGCGGCTGCGCCACCGGAACCGCCACGACCGCCACGCGCAGCAACACGCGTGCCGATTGATGAGTTGCCACCGGCACCGCCTGCGCCGCCATCTGCTGCGACTGTTGTGCCTGTTGTGCCTGCCGTACCTGCTGCGCCAACTGTGATTGTTTCTGACGATGAAAAGTCACTTGCGCGCATGGAGAACACAACACGCGCACCGGCACCGCCGCCGCCACCGCCGGGTCGGTTTGTTGCAGATGCGTCCATACGACCACCACCGCCACCACCGCCGCCTGCGATTACAACACCTGAGATAACTGCGTTGCCTGCGGTTGCCCACAGCGGACGAGTCCAAGTTGCTGTACCAACAGTTGTAAACACTTGCACATCGCTATCAGGCACGGTCCACGTTGTGCCGTTGTAAACCCAGAACGTGCCGGTGTCGGTTGTGTAAGCGAACATGCCGTTCACGGGCGACGGGATCGCAGTGTCACGCAACGCTGTCGTTCCGAACACCATCACACCGTTGTTCGGAACCCACGAAGTACCGTTGTAAACCTGAATCATTTTTGTCGTCGTGTTGAAGATCAACTGACCCTCAGCCGGTGACGGGATCACGGTCGCAGAGTTAGACACCGCACCAAGATTCGGCAGAAAACCTTTCGGGCGCAGGTCGGTAATCGTGCCCGCACCAATCGTTGACCCGGTAGTGAAAGCGTTAGGAATAGCGATCGACGCAATTGCCAACTCGGTCGTCGTACTATTAACGGTCGGCACCGGCGCAACCGGTGTGACCGCAGGAGTGCCCGTCAGAATCTGGCACGAAATCACCGGTGTGCCACCCGCATCCACAACACGCACCACAATCAAATCAATGCGCGTATTAGTCGGGCACGCAGTAAGCGGACCGACCGTTAGAGCGGCATCGTTAACCCCGAAATAGTTACCAAATCCGGTTGCCCCGGCGACGACTACTTCGCCCGCAGCGACCGTCACCGATGCGTTACCGGCACCGGTAGAACGCACGTTAAGGTCACCCACAGCCAGACCGGCAGACGGTGCGCCGAGTACGCGCACACCTGCGGTCTGTGTCGCCGCTTTGATGAAAAGTCGGTCTTGCTGTGCGGTATAGCTACCGGTCTGCGAGTACGCAGGCTGTGAAAATGTGAATGCCATGATTGCTCCTTAAATACTTGCGTCACGATAGCTGACCACACAGGTCGGTGACCCGCCTGCAACACTCAGCAATAACGTTGTGGGCACACCTGCGGGCAGCGAAAACCACTGTGAGGCGTTCCCTAACAGATTGCGTGCCGCTGCACCGTTCATCAGCACCGCCCGCAGATCAGTGTTCACCACCATCACATCGGTGTCCACAATCGTGACCGCAGGGAACGTCAACACCTGCCCGGTCGTAATGTTCGTGATCTGTGGTGCGACGCACGCACCCGACAGTGTGAACACCGGCCAAGTTTCATAGTTCCCGGCGTTAGTCAGGGTCACCGATAACCCGACAGCGCCGCCCGAGTACGCGAGGTTATATGTGCGAGGGTAGGTGCGAGAACCACCCGAGGCGGCAAGCATCGTGCCTGTGGTCTGCGTGTCATTGTAGATCCGTGGATCAGGGCAGAAGAACTCCACGACCGCTGTAGCGCGCCCGTAGGTGTATTCGGGATCTATGCGTATGGTGCGGCGACGCACACGGGCGTTGACTCGCTGCACACCACGACCCGGCAGAAACATCTGCAACACACCTGTGCCAGTGGTCTGCGAAATCAAGTAGGTCTTGAGTTGTGTCAGATAGGTGGACATGGGTGCGTTCGCATCAGACATGATCTGCAACGTCATCGTGATCGCCCGATTATTGAGCGCGTCAGAACCTGTCCACATACCGTCCGAGTACCCGCGACCCTCATCCTGTGTGCGTAGCGACGGAATGTCCTCAAGCCCGTCGATAGACAGCACCTGCACACCCTGCCCGGCACCACCGAACAACCACCCGTTAAAACTGAACCCGTATGCGACCGATGGTGATGCCATGTCAAATCCTGTTCAGATCGAAAGAAGAAGTCGCCTTCGGTGCCAGCTTGGTGTTTTTCTTGCCCGCTGTGATCGGTGGCGCAGGCGGCGCAGGAATCGCAGCCGCCGAACCCATGCCCAACGTCTGCCCGGTCTTGAGTGCCCACGCGACCGCCGCTGCGATCTCAGCCGGGTCAGCGTTCGTGGACACATCAATGTTGACCTCATTAGAAATGTTTGTACCACCGGCAGACAGATCAGCGGCAGTCGGCTGATACCCGAGCGACGCACCCTGATACAGATACCCGGCAAACTGTGTCTGCGCAGACTGCGCCTGTGCGGTCAGCGCCGACACCTGCGAACCCATCACCGCCTGCGAAATAGTCGCGCCCGCCTCAGCGGTCGCCCCGGTCATTTCGATCTGTAACGCCTGCAAGTCTTTAATGCTTGACGGGTTGTTCACGATTAGCTGCGCCGCCGCAGCACCACCTTCCACACCCGCACTCACAATGTCCTGCAACATTTCTACTGGCAAACCGAGGTCACGCAGTTTTTTCACGTTTGCAACGAACGACCGCATCGCAGCCAGTTTCTTTCGGAACGCAGCAAGCAACGCATCAACACCCAAATACTGTGCAAACGATGAGTCAGTGAGTGCCGAAATAGAGAACGCACCCGCCAGTGAATCCTGTATCCCTTTTGCCATTTCATCCATGCGTTTGCGAGCATCCACAGCCGCTGACCTGATTGCGTTTAACGCGTCACGACTCGCACCGATGAGATTTGTGAAGAAGTCAAGGATCATCTGTTTGCGCTGTGCGATCGCATCCACGGTCGCCTCAGCCTTACCGCCACCGCCACCGCCACCCGCATCAGGTGGATTCACTGTAGGTAGGTCAGTGTTTGGTGTCTTGCCGCCGAGTGTCGGCATTTTCAGGTTCTTGATTGCATCAACCAAACCTTTTGCCAGTTTCTCACCGACTTCGCCGCCCTTATCTTTGGCAGTGTCAGCCCATGAGTTGAGCGTTGTGTCGATCGCCCCGGTGATATCACGCAATCCGTTTCGCACCGATTCGACTTTGCCCGCAAGACCTGTGTCGAACCCGAAGAACCCGCCGATCGCGTCGGCCACTTTTGCGAATCCTGCAACGACCGCAAGCCCTGCGTCCATCATTGACGACAGACCATCAATGAATAGTTTGATGCCTTTCAACGCGATGCTGATGCCCCACCCGATGACTGTGCCGATGATCTTGCCGACCAAGATCACAGCGTCACCGACCGGCTTGAAAGTTTTGACAAGGTAGATGAACGCGGCGATCAGCAACAAGATGCCTGCCACGATCAGCCCTGTCGGTGACAGTTCCATAGTGCCGTTCAAGATTGCTTGCGCTTTCTCAGCAATCAACGTGACCGCAGCAACCGCTTTCGTTACTGCCATGTAAACCACCATGCCAGCAACCACCACAGCAAACGCGCCCGCCACCACTTTCAGCACAGTCGAAAGCGCACCGCCTTCCGTCCATGTCTTACGGAACCACATCACAACATCCTTTGCGGTGGTCGCCATCAATAACATCACCGGCACAAGGTTGCGACCTATGGAAACATAGATACCTTCGATTGACGCGTGCATTTCTTTGAACGCCAGTTTCATTTTCTTTGATGCGTCCAAGTCTTTTTGTGACAGCACCAAACCCATCTTCTCGGCTTCCTCACCGAACTTTTTCATGCCTGCGGAACCCTGCGCCAGTAGCGGGTTCATCTCGGCAAAACCTTTTCCGAACAACTCTTTAGCGGCTGCCGTGCGCTGCAAACCGTTGCCCATACTGTTTAACTTGTCGGAAACCTCACCAAGTATTTCAGGCGACGTTTTCATTCTGCCCTGCGCGTCAGTCATCGAAAGACCTAACCGTTTGGCAGCATCATCGTTCTTCTGCAAATGTGTCGCCATGATTGCCATGCTTCGAGTCACCGCATCAGATGACACGCCTACCTCATCGGCAGCAAAACGCAGTTTCGACATATCCTCAGCGGTGCCACCGAGCAGACTTTTCATTTTGCGTACTTCACCCGCCAGTGACGAAAACGCACCCAAAGATTCCTTTGCCCATGACAACGCCTTCTTCGCCATGTCAGCGAACACCTGCCCGGCAGCAACACCCGCAGCGAGTGTCGCCGCAGACATATCTTTTGCACCTTTAGCGATGCCCGTTGCAGACTTCTGCACACTCGCAGACGACTGCTGCACCTTGCCCGCCATGTTTGTGAAACCCTGACCGACAGCAGAACTCGCACCGACCGTCTGATGCCACGCAGCGACCGTCTGCTTCGACGCACCTGCCGTTTGCTGCGACGCGTGCAACGTCGCCTTTGCCGAGTCATTCCAGAACTTCTGCACACTCGCAGCCATGTTCGCCAGACCCTGACTGGCAGACGAACTCGCAGCGACCGTGTGCGCCGACGCAGCCGCCGTCTGCTGCGCCATATGCTTGGTTCCAGTGGTTACACCCGCCAACGACTTCTGCGCGCTCTCAGCCGCTTGTAGCAGACCTGTAGCGTTACCGGCGAACGTGATCCTGATCGGTGTGTTACTTGCCACGAAGTTTGTCCAGTTCTTCCATCATCCTGCTATCGAAGATGCGCTGCGCATTACCGCCCGCAATCATTCTGTCATACGCAGGTTGCATAAACGGGCGGGCAGGCAGCCTGCCGGGAATACCAAACTCCTGTGCGCGCGCATACTCCATCGCAGTCATCACCGATGCGGTATAGGAACCAAACCCGACACGCACCGCAGGTTCATCCTTCACCGACTTTTTCAGCGCTGTGCTCATCTGCGCCGGTGGCTCACTCGGTGGCGATGACGTAACTGTGCCCGCCTTATGACGCGGATATTTTGACAAACCCTCGCGCCCGGTAACTTCTTTTTTGCCCTGAAACGCGACCTCTTTGACGGCACGCCTCACAGCGGTGTCAAGATCGCGAGCGGCAAACGCAGCAAACCGTTTGCTCCACCCGCCATCGTCAATATTCGCCGTTACCTGCATTCGCTTCTACCTCACGAACTTTGCCGTCAATCATCAGCAACCAATCCAACCACACCGCAGGTTGTTCATCAATTTGCTGCCGTGTCCAGCCAAACGTTTTTGCTAGTCGGTAGTCACGAAACTCGGGTCGCACCGGGAACCGTTCGTCGGACATTCCCCGCAAACCGTCACCGATGCGTTTCAGTTCGCGGTAGGGACTTTTGGGTCAGGGTCGATCGAAAAGTTGGGCAACAAACGCACAACGAGTGCCTGCCCATGACGGATGATTTCGTCATAGGCGGCAGCGGGCACATCAAGCAAACCGTCTGCGGTCACAGGCGCATCGAATGACCAACCCATGACTAAACACATAGCTACCGCATCATTGAACTCCAGCAGAAACTGCATGTCGTCTGTGGCGATTTCGGCAACCTGACCGTCGGGCAGCGAGTCGCCACCCATGCGCTGTGCGATGCCCGCCGCTTTGCCTGCCATCGTGGTGACCCTGCGACGCAACCGCTCGGGTGTGTCCTCGGGTTCACGATAATCAACCCAGCCGCCTGTTACGTTCTCGCGTTTCATATCATCCCATCTTTCGTTTTTTTCGTTTCGGTTAGGCGTAAGTGGCGCTTGGCTTGGCGTTCTGCAACGTCACCTTGATCGGTGAGTAACCAGCCGACGCACCCGCATCAGTTGTGTTAGCGATCGCCCGGTACGTCAGCGCCAGTTCCACATAGTCCTTGTCGCGCTTGATCGCGCCAACAGTGATCGCAGCCTTCGTCATGTTGATCTTCACTTGCGTCAGCGCTGCGCCAGTTCCCTGCGAGAAGTCCACCACAAGGTTCGGTTGCGTGTTGTTGAGGAACAACAGCAACTGCGTGTCAGTCTCAAAGACAAGGTTCAGCGCGCCCGAAGCCGACACAGCGCCAGCGAACAACTGATACGGCCTTTGGTTGTTGTCCACGGTGAAGATCGGTGTGACCGGACGTTCGATCGTGCAGTTACCTTCGGCAACCAAGATTGACGAAGCCGCGTTGAGTGTCACCGCACCGACCCACGACGGGATCGGAGTGAGCGTGGAGAACGATGGTGTCGGGTTTGCTGCGGTTGCCGACTGATACCCGAGCGCTTTTGCGCTGTAGGTCAGCAATGCGTCAGCGGTGAACTTGAGGTCAACAGACTGGAACTGCACACCGGCAAACTGGCGTGTCGTAGCGGCACCCAAACCGTAGTAATCAGACAGCGTGAACGTGGTCGGTTGACCGTTCGTGGTCTGTGAGTTCAGTGTGCTGATTGCGTGCGAGAACGGTGCCGACGCACCTGTGGTCACCACATCGCCAAGCACACCCGCCAACGGGTAACCGATGGTGTCAGCGAACACATCCCCAGCGAACTCAAACTCGGAATAGATGTTGCCTTGCACCAAACCGTACAGGTCGGTCATCGAACCGCGCACGCCTTTGTCATCCAAATACTGGATGTTGTCCGCAGGCGTAATCGACGTATACGGAATGAAGTCGGTGGCGGCGACAGCGGTCGGCGCAGCACCGGCAGCCGGGCGCGTTTCTTTTGCGATTCCCAAATAAGACCTAGACCGTGGCAGTGCCATCAGCGATCACTTCCTTTGCGTTCGTTTTCTTTGACACTACAACATCCGTGTCGGGCACTTCCACCGTGTCGCCCGGCTGCGCGATGATGCCAAGTGTGGGAAACACTCGTTCGTCAGTCACTGTGATCTTCATGCTGTCAAAACCTCCGATACCTCAAAACGTACTGCGCCCCATATTTCGGTTGCGCCGTCTGCCAAAACTTTTGGCTCACCATACTCGCCCACCAACTCGCGTTCGCCTGCCTCAAATATCACAGGGTAATCATCTAATCTGCGACCTGCCCGCAGCGCATCTTTGAAGCCATCAACGAGGGCATCAAAGTCGGTCATTGCATCCTCACTGTGTGTGCGTACCGAGTGCTGAAAGAGTTGCATTTCGACTGTGTAATGAACCCACTTTTTTCCGCTCGTTTCGCCACCGATGGCGATGCGTTCTTCCGACTCGGAAATAATGTTGATGACACCGACCGCACCCGACCATGTGCCGCCGGGCTGCCCGTAACGAAACCAAGTTCCTTCGATGCGCTTAGGTGCTGCCGAGAACACTTTGTTCAGCCCGGTGACGACCGGTGGCGCAAAGTAGGCGGCGACCGCAGCGCGTACTGTGGCGCGTGACATCAGCGAATCCGTCGATACGGTGCCAGTAACGAACACGCCATTTCGTAATCGTTAGCGACCGCAGGGTTGTTCGTCTGTATCTGACCGGGTGTCAGCCCGCCCATCACTAGCGCACTGTTACCGCGTGACTTCAGGATCACGTTCACCATAGAGATAGCTGCTTGCTTCACAGCGGGCGGCAAAGCCGAAATTGATACCGATGCCGCATGTGCGTATGCGCAGCCCGCAGACAGCGTTACAGCGCCCGCACCGGTGGCGGGCACATAGGTGGATGACACTTTCAGCAACTCGCTGTTTGTGCCGTCATACACTCGGAACGACATGCCCGGCTGAAACCCGGTCGTGTCGCTAACCGTCATCGTGGTCGCAGCCGCCAACATCGGTGCGGTCAGCACAGTGTTCGCGTACCCGTTCACATATGTCATCGTGACAAACTGTTCCTGCGTCAAACTCATCACACGCGAGAACTGTAACTGCCCGCTGAACGATGAACCATACGACAGCGAGAACACCACCGCCATCGGCTCAAGCCATGCGGTAGACACATCCAACGCGCTCATCAGCGACGGGCTGCCACCAAACGACGCAGACACAACACTAATGATCGGCCAGTACCTCGGGTGCACCCGCAGAAACCCGTCACGCGAGGTGCGTGCACGGAACGACTCGGTGTCCTGTGTAGCGCCCAACACCTGCCCGCAGTGTGCATCCATCCACGATGACGCACGGGCAATCACGTTGGTCAGTTCCTGATCGTTCAGACCAATGGAACCACCGCCCACAAAGTCATCCACATCAACACCGGTCGGTGCCTGTTTGTACTCGGCAACGGTCAAATATGGTGTGGAGAAAAGCGGTGAAAGTGTTGTCAGTTTCTGCGCCATGTCATCTCCTTTTCACCTAACTTACAGCATCGCCTCGGCGCGTGTTCTCGCCCTTACAGCGACCACATTTGCGGAAGTAACCGTGGAACCCGCAGTCATCGCAACGCCACCCATGCGACCGGGCGAAACCGCCCGCAGACGGTGTTGTGTAGCCCGCCTGTTTGAGCGCCCGCACATCAGCATCAGCAACATGGATGGTGCCGTCACGGTGCTGCCTGTAAACAGTTTCGCCACCGTTAGCGCGTGGCACGCCAGTCTCCAGAACCGCCTTGTCGGGCGGTAGTAATCGTTTCATTTGTACTCCCCATCAAGTGTGTGCGGTCGGGCGACAGATGGGTGTCCCGCCCGACCGCACACGATTGTTATCAAGCGGCAGTGATGCCGGTGATTGACCCGTTCCATGCCGGTGCGTAGCACAGGAATGTTCCGTACCAGTAGCTGGAGGTTTCGTACTCAAACTGAGTGACCGGCCAGTTGATGCCGGTGTAGTCCTGCACGTTGACCGAAGTCCACACGTTCGACACCTGCGAATCAGGAATCGGCAACTGATACGACAGCACCGCAGTGTTGCCCTGTGGCATCCACGGATGCACCGTCATCGGGACGACCTTGCCGGTCACCTCGTTCTGGATTGCGGTGATGACACTGCCGATGACAGCGTTGCCAACCTCGTCCTGCTGGAGTGTGAGGCGGTAGTTCGTGCTGGAGTTATTCTTCAGCAACTCGCTGATCTGCTTGCGGTCTGCACCGTTAAACAGAATTTCGTCAGGGTCAGCCTTCACTGCGTCATACAGTGCGCTGAAACAGGTCTGGAACTCAGCGCCCGGCGAGGTGCCCGAGAACGTTGAGTTAAGAACCTTGCGGTAACCCGAGTCCGCACCGGTCACGATTGCCATGATGCCGTCATAACCCTGAGCGTACGATGAGGTATCAACAGCCGTGGCAACCGCGCCGCTTGTGAGAGCAGGTCCGCTAATCACGAACGTGTTGCTGCCCGAACGACCGTTGTAGAACTGTGTCGTGAGACCGCTCACAGTGCCGCTGTAGAAACGGTATCCAAGCGCGCCGACCGATGGCACCGACACTGTTGCAACGATGACCTGACCGGCTGTCCAAGCCTGCGACACGATCGCTGAAGCAGCGCTCTGACCGAACGAACCTGCGTCAGCGGTTGCCGCCACATACAGGGTTCCTGTCGAAGCGAAACCAGTTTCGCCAGTGGTAGCGGCACGGGCAGACAGCGTGATCGTTGGTGCGGTGAGTGCGCCAACGAAACCGCCGCCAGTTGCACCGCGGCCCATGAGCATCATCTTCTCTTCCATCAGCATGGACGAGTAAAGCAACGACTGTGCCGACAGTGAGCGGATGTCTTGGAAGCCTTGACCGGCGTACTGTGCTGCCCATGACACCGAGTCTGAAAGACCGAACTGGTAGTAAGGGACGATCTTGTCGTCACCGGTGTAGGCGATCTTGGAGCCGCGTGCGTAGTACAACGATTGTGATGCGCCTGCAGGTGCAAAGTTGTTTTGCGTGATCTCTGACAGACCGGGATGGATGTCACCCTGACCTGTACCGGAACCAGTGATTGCGGTGATGCGCTTGTAACGGTGCGAAGTGCCGGAACCCTTGAGTCGTGGCATCTTGTTACGCAGTGGCGTTGGGCGTGGTGCGAGGTACTTGGCGGGTGCCTCCAAGTCGAACGGGACAATGCCCGAACCGATTGGTGAACCAGCGGTGTAGATACCACCGGACACAGTTGAGCCAACCGTGATGTCTTTCAGAATCTCGCGCTGTGCGGCGATCTGATTGCCGATCGACACAGGGTCAAGACCGAACGACTTGTTGGTGTTTGGTGTTGCCTGCGCCATGTCAGCCGACTGGAGAGACTTGCTGATTGCTTCGTTGAAGGCATCGGTGCGGAGCGCCAGTTCCTTCGGGTCGTTAGTGCCGAACATTTCGGCAGAGTTGTTAGCCATGATCGTTTGCCCTTTCTAGGCGGTGAGAGTTTCGAGGTCGTGTGCCAGTGACAAATAGCCCTGCGCAATACGGGGATCAGTAGTGGTCATCGCTTTGGCGCGGTAGCTCTGTGCGCGAGTGATGTTTTCGTTGAGTGCTGCCGGTGGTGTTCCGACTGCCATGCGGACAGGTCCACCGGTCGAAGCGGCTTTCTCTAACACCGTCATCCGCTCAGTCACCTCAGTGATTGACTTTTCGATGTCGGGTCGTGCCACCGCCTTCCCGATCTCCAATGCCTTGTCGCACAACATGGTCAGCATTTCTTCGATCTTTGTAAGACGGTCATCGGTGGATTTGCCAGCGACACCGGCAACACCGCCCTCGCGTGACGATTCCTCACCGAGTGCCTGTGATGATTCCTCACCGATCGCCTGTGACGATTCCTCAGCGGGTGCCTTAGCGACGGGTGATGCGCCGTCGTCGGTCATCTCCGACTTGGCGACTGGCGCAGCGTTGTCTTCGGTCATTTCGCCGACTGTTTCTTCGTTGGTCATCTCGGTCGATTCTTCGCCGGTTTCTTCGGTCATGTTATCCATCGCTTTCTCGTTCAGTTCTTCAACAGCGGTGACCACACCATCCACCGACTTCGCAAGCGCAAGCGTGCAGATCGGGTTCGCAGGTCTGTCAACGAGTGATACTTCCACAATCTCGCCGTCAACGATACGACCGCCCGCCGCTTTGTTATCTTTCACAACTCGCGGACCACGGATACCGATGGAGAAACCCTTAAGGACACCCGACTCAACCTTCTTCACACTGGCAGGGTCAACAACTTTGGCAGTGATCCAGTGTTCGTTACCTTTAGTTTCATATTCGGTAGCGACACCCGCTGCGATGTTGCTGTGTTGCTCACGAATGTTGCCCCATCTGAACCAGTCAGGCATTGCAGTCTTGAGCCATGTGGGATCACAAATCTGATCGTCGGAGTCAATACTGTTATCGGTGGCGATGCCGGTGACAATGAGCGTGCCGTCTGGCTGCTTGTCTTGCTTGATGATGCGGGCAAAGATGTTGGTGTTGCTCATTATTTGCCAATCACAGCGTAGCGCAGCGTTGTCGATGCGGCAGATGTGGTGACGTATAGCGCTTCGCCAAACGGCAACGACACAGTGAGCGCGTCCACGCCTACCGCCATATGGAACCCGAATGGACCAGCGGCTTGAACGTCGGCGTTGCCAAAGTGCGCGTCACCGACAGCGCCCGTCGTGCACAACACCACGTCCACGCCTGCGGGTGTGACACATTTGTGAACTAACGCGATTGAGTTAGTACCTACTACGGCAGAACCAACGATCATCAGAACTCCTTCGTTTCCCTAAGTATGACCGGCGCTGCAAGGTCATGCAACTAGCGCTATCATCCGCACCATGTACGACTACCAAGCGCGCACAGAACGAGTCGTTGACGGGGACACCATTATTGTTCTGATTGACCACGGCATGAACATCAGGTCATCACAGTCGCTGCGTTTGCTGCGTGTCTACGCACCCGAGTTGCACGCAACCGACCATGCGCCCGGCGCAATCGCCAAAACCGTCATGCAAGACTGGATCAGCGCCCACGCACCCGATGGTTGGGGACTGCGCGTGACCACACAGAAAGACACCCGCACCTTTAATCGTTACCTCGCAGAAGTCACCTGCGCCGAGTGTGGTGAGTCGCTGAACGATCACATGCGGACGGCAGGGTACACAGGGCAGGGCACCGGTGCGCCTATACCGCCAGTGTCCAACAGTTAGCGAACACGACACCGAGCAACCACAGCGCCGCAAGCCGGTGGTGCCCGTCATGGATGCGTGATTCGCCGTCGGTCAGTGTGATGTTTGGGTGCGCGTTGCGCCCGACATCGGCAGTCCCGAGGTGTTCTAGATGCCAGATGATGTTGTCCACTTTAAGTGTGGATTGTGTCGCGCAGAGTTGTTCGATCTGATAGGTGTCTAATGTTGCGTCAGCCCAATCAGCGGTCGGCACCGGCACCCGTGCGGCGATCGGCCACGGCACAGCGATGCGCCCCGGTTCCACCTCGGGCACCTCAGCGAGTGCGGCAAGCGCAGTGTCGATAGCGTTGCGTCGCACCTTCGTCATGTCAGCCGTTACCGCTTTGGTCGGATGGTCATGTTCCGCAGCCGCAACCGCTTGCGCCCGCGTGTAACCATTAGCTCGCATTGTTGCGATGGCCTCAGCCGTAGCCCGTTTGTCTAACTCCGCTGTCGCTGCAACATCACCCGCTAACGACATGCCAACAAGATCATCATCGGTCATATCCGCAACGGTAACTTCAACAGTTTGCGGACCATTCTTCCAATCATCGACAATCAGAATCACGGTTTCCTCCATCCGAACGTTCGTGCGTACTCTTGCACCACAGCGTTAGAAGTCATGCCGCGAGTCACAGTCCATTGTGCGAACGATTCCGCATACGCTTCAGCCGGGCTTGTCGCAGCATAACCTGATGGCAGTTGCGAATCGACGTACCTGTTTCGCCCTACTTCCGTGCCTTTGTACTTATCAAACAGGTCTTGCCGATCAGTAAACATTTGCGAATCAATCGGGGCGCGATCAACTGCATGTCCGTATTCGTGAACCATCACATGTTCACTCAGCGGTGTGGTTTCAATGTTGTTTGAGTAGTGATGTTGAATCGTGTCGAAGGTTCGTGAACCCGGTTCCGCTTTGTATGTTTGCGCGATGCTTTGCCCGTTGTAATCTTTGCCGCGCACCCACACTCTTGAAACCCCATCGGCTTTTGAGGTCTGCCAACACAAACCGGATGCGCCTTTGCCCTTCACATTGAAGTCGGAGTCCATCATAATCTTGACATCGACAGCACCCGAAGCAGACGCTTCGGACACTTTGCGAGCTAAGTCAATGTTGCGTAACGCTTCTTCCATTCTTGCCGGTTTGAGTCCAAACTGATCGGTGACACGCAACGACCCATTGTCGTAGATACCTTTGATTCGTTTCAGTGTTGCTTCGAACTTGTTGAGAAGTGCTTGATGTTTGTCTAACCGGAACTGTGTCACGTTAGGGTAGGTCGAAGGTTGTGGTGGCGGGTTGCGTAGGTTCCATTCGTCGCGCAACCCTTGTTTGTGTGCCTCCAGATCGGCACGTTCCCAACGCCCTTCGACCCAACCGTCTTTTGCTAGTTCAGCTACTTCGGATGCGGTTGCAAGTTCCGGTTGGTCTGACACGTTGGCGTGTGCCTCGGGTGAGTCAGGTTCCACGTTCGGGTGATCGGCAGCCGCCTGATCCATCGCCGCCATTTCGGCTTCTTCTTCAGGCGAATACTGGAATGTGTCATCGTTATCAAACGCGACCGGCAGCAACTGGCAGCCGCACCACGGGTGTTCGGGTGGCTGCGGTGCCGAGTCCATCGGGAACGGTGAGTCGGCTTCGTGACCCGAACATTCCTCACACACACCTGCGTCGTTTGATGTTTGCCATTCCACCTCGGACACACCCTGCGACCGGTAATGGTCGGTGGCGGCAGCGTTACCCGCACGGGTCATCTCGGTGTGCGCAATCATTTCGGCGCGCTCACGCGACATGGCGGTTCCGTTGATGCGTTCCACCGACTCGGTGACGATCGTGTTCATTGCATCAGCAATCTCTTTCGCTGTGCCGGTTACACCCTGACCGCGCCCCATCGCATCCGACAGGATCGTGCCGATCAGATCAAGTCGGGTGCCGGTAATGCCTGCGATGGTCACGTTCGACTGTGCGAGTAGGTCACGCAGACCGGAACCCGTGCCATAGGTGCCAAGCAACACAGCCGCTTTTGCCGGGTCGCCCGGTGTCCACCCATCCCAGTCCACGGTCGCTGATACCGCCTTCATTCGCTCTCTAGCGCCCGCAACCAGTGCGGCAGCCGCACGGTCACCCATCCACGCAGATTCTGCGTACAGGTCGTTCAGCACCTGTTTCAGACCGGGGCGAAACACGGTGGTCTCCTTAGCGCGCAACCATGCGGCAGCGTCGTTGTCAGACGATGACAGCCAGTCAGTGACTAGCCTGTGTGCGTCAACGTTTCCAAGCGAAAAAAGTTTCTCCGTATAGATCTCGTTCAGACGGTCTGACACTGCCCGTGCCGGATGATTCGCCGGGAACGGTTCGCGTCCCCCTCGCACTTTTGGGCGAGCATCACCCGCCTTTCGCAGACTCATCGCATAGTCACGCGCCGCTTCAGAGTCAACCTGTACCAGTGCGTTCAGCGACTCAGCGACCGAGTGCGGCACCGCAGCAAAATGGAACGGTCTTGATTTCTCAGTGCGCGCCCATTTCACAAACTTTGCGAGTTCTAACGCTGCCTCATCTGACGTTTCGGTGTCAGCCACGGTCGCGTCAGGTGCGTCGGTGTCTTGTAACGCAGCGTCCACAGCGACCTGCTCAAACGTGCCTGACAGCGGCACGATCGTCGCGCCTGACACAATGATCGGTGCGTCAGCCTCGGGGAAGTCGAACAGTGGCAGACCGGCTTCCGACCTAATCTCATTCCACGTTTTCTGCCCGCTGAATATTTCGGTCTGGCGGCGTGTGGCTTGCGCCATTTCGTCATTCTCGGTGCCGTCGGAGAACACAAACTGTAGGTCTTGCGGCATCCCAACGAAACGGTGTGATAGCTGATTGAGTAGGTCTGACACCCATGTGATGATCGGGCGCAGCCCGAGCGTTTCAGCACTCGCCGCCTCGCCTGCCTGATGCCCTGCACCACCAAGACCGGCTTTCGGTGTGAAACCGATCTGTGTGGGCAGCACACCAAAATGACCGCAGATTGACTTCACAATAAAGTCATCAAAATCACTGTTAAATTTGCTGTCAGATGACGGTGAAAACACCGGGTCAAAACCGTTAGGTAACAGGCGCATCCGGCGGCGCTGTTCCATGCTGCCACCGAGCGCATCGTTGAATACTTGTTCGTATCCGCGCAGTAACTCAGGGTTGTTGCCGAACTCCATATCCGACTTCATCATCATGTCGGGTATGGCACCATCGGTGAACTCGGTGCGGAACCACTGGAGGCGTTTCATGTAGAGGTCTACCAGTGGCAGACACCGCTCCACAGGAGATAAACCATATGGAGTAAACGGTCGGCGCACCCTCGGCGCATACACCAAATCGTCCGCTGTGAACTCACCATCTGCGTCAGGTGCTGCGGTGAACTCGCCGCGAGGGAAGCCCCACAGTATTTGCTGGAATGCCGGGTGTGGTGGCAGCGGGCGCGACCCGCGTGCGTTCAACAACGGCTTGATCGTGGTGCCGTCAAGGATCTCCAGTGAGTGCAGATTCTTGCTGTCAGCGGTACGGTTCGGGTAGATCGTCAACGCGTCAACGACCATCACTTCTTCCAGCAGCATCATCAGCCACTCCTGAAACGACATGCCGTTCATGCGATCAGGTGACCGCCAAAAGTCTTTTGCTGCGGTGATCTCTGTTTGGTACTGGTCACGCACCTGTTTCGCAGCGGCAGTGTTCGTGATGTTCTGCTCAGTCATCACACGGGCAATCGCGTCCTCGTTGATACTGATATCCCACACCATGCCCGCCACAGTGGCCTTGACGACCTCAACGCACTTGCGGATGATGTCAGCACCGTCAGCGACCTCGCGCAACACACGAAACGGGACGTTGCGTTGCTCAAGAATCTGGATGTTCCATGCGACAGGGAACTCAGACTTGCGAGGCTCAGCGCGCCCGTCAGCGCGTGGTGTGTTGATAAGCGACGGGTACAACGGCATCGCAGGTGCGAACGGCACTGTCGCATCGGTTGATTCGCGTGGTAGCGGTGTCGCCATGTTTGATGAGTTAGCGGTCTGCGGTGTTAGCCCGGCGACCTGTTGTTCTGTCAAAGCGGTTGCGCCCGGTGGTAACGCTAACGCTTTCGCGAGTCTTGATCTGATGCCCATGCGCCTGTCAACCTTTCGTTGCTATGCGGTGCGGTCAAACTATCATTCGTGCGAATCAGATGATGTTTGAGCCGAACACAGCAAGTCTGGCACCGTCAGTCGCAAACGTGTTGAAAGCGTTGCCGCGCAGTGTCACGCTGTAGATGGGTTGACCGACACCAACACGCGCACCTGACCCAATGTGCAATGTTGAGCCACCGCTAACCGTACCAATCATTGCACGCGACGACATGGGTCGCTCACCGACAGAGTTCGTAACGTTGCTAATCATCGTGACACCCGACCATCGCGAGTTGACTCCGTTGAAGCCGCCCATACGCACCGCAAGGTCGCCTAAGAACTGTGTGTTCGTCAGGGTCGTCGAACCGCTTGTGCTAGACAGCACACGCCACCAACATGGTGTGTTCAACGAATCACGATTGAACAACAAGATCGGTACGTCTGCTGTTGGCGTGAAGATGCACGACCACATCACCATCAAGTTGTCGTAGTAGGGGATGTCAATGACCCCGGTTGTGGTGGTATTAGTAATCTGTTGCGCGCCAACCGGATACCAGTTAGTTGAGCCAACAGTCATATTGCGTTGAACCCGAACACTGCAAAACCGGAACCGGCGAGCATGTTGTTGCCGCCCGCAGTTTTCATTTCGATCTCGGTGATGTCAGCGCCGCCCGCATTGTTGATTGTTGACAAATAAATGCCGTTCCCTAACAGGCTTACAGGCGCAGCAACACTCACTGACCCTGATGCGGTCGTGTTCAGGATCGTCATTGATTGCGCTGCATTTGAGTTGTACTTTGCGGACACATACGCAACACCTGTTTGCTCTTGCACAGTCGTCAGCCCTGACACACGCACAATCGCACCGTCAAGTGTCTGTGAGTTAGTCAGCGTCGTTACACCTACAGCGACATGCAAGTGCCGGTCGCCATACATGCCCACAAAGAACGGTGGCAACGGTATGTCACCGTTGAAGATGAACCCGGCAGTGTCAGCAACTGCGTATCCCACGATGTTGTACTGGATCATCAACATGTCGTACGCATAAGGCAGATACACAATGCCAAGGGTTGCTGCGTCAACGTCGATCGCTGATGCGCCTGCCGGATACCAGTTCTGTGAACCAACACCCATTAGCGCTCCCACCAACCTATTTCGACAGCCATCGTCAGCGCCGATGTGGTCACAGTGTTCGTGTACCCGTACTGCAACGACATGAACTCTTGCGGGCGCAACATGATCGGGCTTACAGATGAAACGTATTGTGCAGGTGTAGTCGTGTACCCCATGTTGCCCGGCTGTGCTGCGTGCTCACCAAAGTCGATGATGTAAATATCTCCGACGATAGGACCGATGAACGCTGTGCCGACTGCGTTGCGTTTCCATGAGCCACGCGCAAGTACAGGCGCACCGATGCCGGTTGTGCCAAGTAACGCTAGGGTGCCTGCGCGCATGACCGCTGCCGAGTTATTGCCGAAGTCTGTGTTGGCGTTGACGGGTGACAGTACCTGTGCGGCTGTTGAACTTGACGAATAGCGGTCTGACCAATAGGTGGAGATGTCGTACGACATGCCGCCTGAGGTAGCGGCAGCGGTGCCGCCAGTCACGAAGAACTTGATGTAGTCAAGGAAGATGCGTTTCGGTTCCACAGCCGACCTGTTATGAATCGTCAAGAACACTGCGTGCGCAGCGCTTGTGTATAGCGCGACTGATGCGTTGCCCGGTGATGTAGTCGCAGGGTCAGTACACACCCGGTAATAGCAACCAGCTTCGACAAGTGCCGAGTGCGAGTCCATTAGCTGTGTGGTGCGAAGATCACCAAAGCCTGTAGTCGCTTGCTTGATCGTAGTGCCGTCAGTTGCTAACGATGGCAGTGACGCAGCGTAAGCGTTTGTTCCTTGTGGCATGTCAGCGTTCCCACCATGCGATCTCCCATTCGTACGACGGGATCGCTGTGAAGCCCCACAGGTAGAACAAGAGTGATGCGCCACCGCCGACCGCTACAGGACCGACGCTTGCAGGAAACACTTGCGCGACGGTGCCTGCGGCTAGAGGTGCTGCACCGCTCATGTGCTCACCAAAGTCCATAGAGAACACATCGCCCGCGGTGCCTGCCGGTGTCGCCATTGTCTTGAACTGATGCCGTGAAACGATGCGAGGTGATACCAGTGCTGTCGCTGTCAACACTGTTCCTGTGCTCCAGTACAGTTTGCAGTTTGGTGCGTTGCCCGAGTCGGTGTTGACGTTTGTCCCAACGTACTCGGTGCCGGTAGCGCCGCTGCGCCTGTTCACGCCCGGTTCAATAATGACCGCAGAACCGACACCTGCGGCGGCGGTGGACGCTGTAGACGCGCTCAAATAGATTCTGATGTAATCCATGAATATGCGTTTGCCGCCTGCTGCACCGTTGTTGTACATGATGAACTGCGGTGTGGTCGCAACGTACGATGCGCCCGGTGCGGCAGCGTTAGCGACAGGCGTGCCGGGGTTCGTAGTGAAGCCGACAGACTTGAAGTAGGAACCCTCATCTGCAAGCGCACTGTGGTTGTCGCCTAACTGTGTCGTGACTACCTCACCGTAACCGGTTGTGCGAACCTGTACCTGTGCGCCGTCAGCGACAGATGTTGGCTGTGCGCGATTGGCTTTGCCGAATAGCTGTGGCATGTGTTATCCGATCATGTAACAAAGGGTGATGGTTTCGTTTGGTGGTGATTCGGTGGCATCGTCAAGACCCCAATCTGAGCAGACGATCGTTACGTCGAACGATACACCTGCTGTCCGGTTGACAACATTTGCGAAGTAGACGAACCCGAGGTCGGCTGCGTCGGTCGCAATGTCAGGTCGTTGCACGCTCACAATGATCTTTGATGTTGCAGTCACCGATGTGTTTGCGATCGTTACGCGCCGATAGGTGTCACCATCGGTGAACGGCACCGTGACAAACGAAACCGAACCGCCACCGCCACCTGTCGGGATGTCCACTTCGGTGATGACACCGGAAGCGATGGTGAGCAGTTTCGTCATGCAAGAACCACAGGTGGCTGTGACTGAAAGTTCACTGTCGTGGCGCTAGTCGCAAAACCGATGCGCTGCGCCACGTTGCCTGTGCCGGTCGGTGCGGTCGCTGTGCCAAGCCCTGCGGTCGTAGACAGATAAACAACACCTGCGGTTGCGCCGGTCACGGCTGTGTTGGTTCCCTCAAAGTAAACCGTTGCAGTCGTGCTAATGAGGAACGCAGACAAAACGAAGCCGTGCGCTTCCTTGCCCGCCACCGTTGCGTCGGCCTTGCGAACTTTTGCGCCTGTGCTGTTGAAGATGTTTACATAGTCGCCCGCAGCAAGCGCTTCCGAAGTCGTGACAGCTTGTGTGTCAGCGCCGATACCAACTGGCATTTGTGCGTTGTTGATTCTGCCGGTTGCGTCTAACGCCACGATCTCGTTGGCGGTCGCAGCGGTGTTGTTGCCTGCGACTTCGGTGAGGGTGCCTGCGTTGTTTGAGACGTACTTGTTGCCCGCCATGTTTGCTCCTTATGCGATGAGTGCGATTGCCGGTTGTGGCTGAATGAAGATTGTTGTCGCTGATGTTGCCACACCGATGATCCGCAAGAAAGCCGGAGACACTGGCGCAGTCTGTGTGAGCAGACCAGTGGTTGACAGGTACACAGGTGCGCCCGCTGTCCACGCCCACGATGGCTCAGTCAACAGACCTGTGGTGCGTAACGTCACGGTGGCACCTAACGAGGCTGCGCCAACCGATATAGCGACCGCTAACCATTTGTGCGAAGCAGTCGTGTTCGATGCGTAGTCGGCTTGCCCGAACGTGTTGATGATGCAGACACGCTGCCCGCCAAGTGCCTGTGCGGCGATGGCGGTGAAGTCGGTGCTGCCTGATGGACCGGGTGGACCTTGGTCGCCTACAGCGGCGACGGTGATGAGTTGCGGTGTGGCGGCGAGTGTGACTGCGTTAGTGGTCGCAGCAACAGTCAGGTCGGTCGGTGCGGCTGCGAGTGTCAGTGTCGTCGGTGTCGCTGCGATCGTTGCTGTGGTCGTGCCGGTCGCCAATGTGACGATCATCTGTGTTGAGGCGAACACGATGGTGTCAGCCATAGGTCAACCCGCTTGCGGGCGCACGTTTAGATTGCCGAACAGTTTTCGCTGTGTAACGGTGCCGTTAGTTATGGTCAGGTCATACACATAGCTGCGAGGCGCTGTGAGGGTTGCTGTGTTGGTGTGGTCTATGTGCACTGCGATCTTCCCAGTGAGCGGTGTGATCGTGATGGTTGATGGTGCTGCGCCCGATGACGAAATGGAAATGGCGGCGGTCGGTTCCGCGTATCCGAACTTGATGATGCAAGTGGCGCTGTACCCGGTCAGGTTGATAGCCACACCAAGCGCAGTCGTGAGCGTCACGGTGAAGTCAATGTCACTGCCCGCATCGCCCCACAGGTCTACTTGCGGTGCGCCGAGGTTTAACGAATCAGCCATGTGTGAACCGTATCACGCAGCGAGTTTGACACCACACGACACGCACACGCTTTCTGCCTGACGGTTAGGGAACCCGCAGCTACAGAATCGTGCCAGACCTTGCAGATAGGTTTCTGCGCCTGAGTGCTGCAACAGGTCAGTGAACGCCCACACAAGCGCATCAAGACGGTCTGGCGACTTCGGCAGGTCAGGTGTCCATGTGGTTAGCTGCGTTTCGAGTTCGTCGTGTGTGCCGATGTGGTGGATTCGCCCTTGTTCGTACATGGCGCTGATCGGTTCCGCACGCACCTGTTTGCCTTTACTGGCGCGCACCTCACGGATTGGAAGGTTAGGTCTGACCGTGCGCAGCACACTGGCGATCATCTGCCCGCCCTGATTGACCTCAACAACTATCGCATCGGCGCTGTGGGTGTCGTATGCGTCAACGACCCGGCGCGCCCATGCGTCAGGTGTGCCACGCACCGAGTAGTCAGCGATGACGTATCCGTGTTGCTGCCGATCGCGTGCGGCGACGATGATGCCGGTTTCGTCGCCGGTGTCGGTCACTGCCGGGTCTACAGCGACGACGGTGCGCACGATCTGTGCGGGCGGTGTGGATAACCTGTGTGTTTCGATGTTTGCCAGTGTCCACAGTGCACCCTCAACGTCCTCTAATAACTCACCGTACAGTTCCTGTCTGCCGATGCGTGTGCCGTCATAGCGTGCCAACAACTCAGCCAGTGCGGTCGGTGCGAGGTTCGCCCGGTTATCAAACGTGGTGCCACGCGTAATGATGACTGACCCGTCCTTGCGGGCGGCAAGGCGGCGCAGTAGCGGGCGAGGTCGTGGTGTGGTCGTGACGATGGTGCGCGGGTCATCACCGAGGCGCAGACCGAACTGGAGTTGATCCCACGCATCTTCATAGCGGAACGCACCGAGTTCGTCCACCCATGCGCCGTGATGCTGTGCGCCTCGGAAGCGTTCTGGCTCATCACCCGAGAACAGTTTGATGCGTGACCCGTTCCGCAGGCTGATTTCACCGATAGACCGGTTCCACGGGTTACGTTCCCGCAACATCTGATAGCGGCGCAGCACTGTCAGAATGCCTGACTCACCTTCCACACAGGTGTCGCGCGCATCGCCGTAGGTTGGTGCGACGATCGCCCACCGGGTGTTCGCCTGTGTGATTGCCTGCCACGCGAGCCACTCGGCTGCGGTGCGGGTCTTGCCTGCGCCGCGCCCTGCCTGATACAGCCATGTGATCCAGTCGCCTGCGGGTGCGAGTTGTTCAGGTCGTGCGAGTTGGTGTGTCCAGCGCACTCGGGCGGCTGCCACCTGTGTTTCTAGTGTTCCCATGCGTGATTGCCCGTCTGTGGTTGTTGCGTGCCTTAGAACGCAGCATAGACACCTATGCGGTCGCTGTGGGCGGTGACAGTAAGGCAACGAGGCGCAGCACCTCGGCATCCACACTGGATGTGTCTACCTGTTCCACAGTGAGGTGTGCTGTCACCGGTGCGTCAAGCCCGAGGTAACGCGCACGCCTGTCCATGATACGCAGCACAGTGTTGATTGCCTGAACATCACCCGAGGCGGCGGCAGACCACACACCACGCTGGAGACGGTCAAGGCGGTCTAGTTCGATCTCCCTCAGTTCCTCGGTGCCTGCGGCGATCAGGGTGCGTTTCAGTGCCCGCTGGAATGCCAGATATGCGCCCTGTGGTGTCGCGTATCCGACGATGCGTGCGCAGTCGTCATAGGTCGCCCCGGCGCGCTTAAGTTCTACGACCTGACGTTCTCGGTCAATGACCTCGGGCTTGTCTGCGTTAGGTGATCTTCTAGCTGCCATGTGTTATCCGATTCTTAGATAGGCGCGCAGGGTGGCTGCGTTGTGGTCGGGCGGTGCGGTGCCGTCAAGTGTGATGAGGTCGTGCGCCCATCGGGTGACGATGTTGCGGATCTTGGTGTGTCTGCCGGTAACCCATGTTTCGTGTGGTTGTGTGGTGCGGGTGGCGCGCCGGGCGGTAGCGGTGTCTGGCGGTGTGATGAGGTGGATGACGGTGACGGTGTGCCCGGCGGTGTGTGCTGCGGTGAGGAACTTGAGGTTCCCGAGTCGGTCGCCTTCTGCGAGGATGACGGGTGCGGGCTGTGTGTTCAGCCAGTTAAGTGCGTGTGGTTGTATTCCCATTGAGAGTCGGTCGGTGCCGGGGAATGTGTGGTGTGGTGCGCCGGGCTGTGCGGCGATGATGTTGCCGGTGGTGTCGCGGTACACGGTGTGTGCGAAGGGTGTGGTGCGGGTGGCGGGTGTGAGGTGTTGGAGTGTGGCGGCGGTGAGTGTGGATTTGCCTGCGCCGGGGATACCGATGATGTACGCAAGGTGTGCCATGCGGTCACTCAGGTGTTGCGCGTCGTTGTGCGCGTCGTATCTCATCGGCAGGCGCAAGACATTTGCACATGCCTGATTTCGCGTACCAAACGAGTGTGAAGCGGTATCCGTTTTTGTGTTGGATCAGTGGTGTGACACCGTGCCATGCGGCTTGCCCGTCGAAGATTGTGAGCGACCCGTCAGGTATGGCAAAGGTGTAGTCGTATTCGGGCAGGTGTAGTGCGCCACCGTCGATCCCTTTACGGATGCACAGCATCGCTGACAGTGTGCCGCCGATGTTGCCCGAGTCTTTGTGGTAGGGCAGTGCGGCGGTGTTGTTGATGATGCCGCTAGTCCACGGTTGGTTGTCAATCAGCCAGTTTGGCAACACCCGGCTGCGTACCTCGGTTTCGTGGTACTCGGTTTGTTCGGGGAAGTGTTGTTTGGTGATGTCCCAGAACGTGGCGGTCATGTCGGTCAGTAGGCGGCTTGGTTCAGGGTAATGCGACCCGAAATGTGCTGCGGAACATGACCATCTGCTGCGGAGAGGTTTTGATTCGGTGTACCCGAACACGGTGGAAGGGTAGTTCATGCCCGAGGCGCGCGCCGCCGAGTTACCGACACCGGCTGCCGGGTAGTGAACTTTCAGTCGGAGCCATCGTGACAGAAGTGTGCGTTCTTTTTGGAACAGGTCACCGAGCAGATACTGCACTGCGATGGTTTGCCCGGTCGCCCGGTCAATGAGTTTGACGGCTTCAGGGTCGCCGGGTAGCTGCGGCGGTGATTGGTGGCGGTCGGTGCGTTCCCATGCCACCCGGTCAACGAGTATGTCACGCACTGGCATTCCTAACCAAGATTTCGACTAGCGCCGAGTTGCTTTCAACTTCCATGCGTTTGCGTAGTGCGGTCATCATGTCAGACATCGTTTTGTGATCGTCTTTGGTGAACGTCAGGATCATGGTGCGTGCGTCAAGGCTCTCCCACTGATCGCGTCGCTCGGGTGCTGATAGCCCTGCCATCAGGTTGCCTGCGTTGGCGGTGGTTTTGAACAGTAGGTCGTCAAGGTCGTCGCCATCAAACCCGGTGCCGGTGAGTGCTTGTTCAGTGGCTGCGAGGGCTGTGAGTAGATCGGTTAAGGCTGCGTCATCGTAGGCGGCGAGGTCGTTAGTGCGGTTGTCAACTAGGAGGATGCGCAGTGCCTCATCATCAGTGATGTCCAGATAGGTAACTGCGACTTGTTTCCAGCCGAGTGCGGATGCGGCGCGATAGGTGTGGTTCCCGGCGACGATGTGCCCGGTGGAACGCTGGACAACGATTGGGCGGTACTGCCCGTGTTCGGTGAGTGATTGGCTGATTGCACCTACGTCGCCTTGCCGCACGTTGCGAGGGTGTGGTGTCAGTTTGGTCAGGGTGATGTATTCGGTTTTCAGTTTCCCATCGGTCATGTGTCGAAGTCTAGACACATGAGCGATACGCTTGCGACGCATCCCCGACTGGCGATCTGTGGTTGTGGTTGGCGGCAGGTCGTCGGTCGGGTGTGTGGTGAAAAATAGAACTGCCCGCCACCGTTAGGCAGCGGGCAGATCGTGTGAGGCGCAGCGCCGGTCACCCGGCAGCAGTCAGGGCTGCGTGATACTCGGCACCGGTGGCGGTGACAACCTCGCGTGCTTTGCACATCGCACGATCAAAGCTGTCGTCATACTCGGTGCCGGGAATCCATGCGGCATCGTAAGCGTTCCACGCAGCGGCGGCGGCGGTGAGCGCTTCGCCTGCGGCGACTGCAATCTCAAACAGTGCTGCGACCCGTGCGATTGTCTGCGGGTCTTTGGCTGCGACCTTGGCGGCACGGTCACTGGCGCAGGTGTCACGGTCATGTACTGATGCGCCCCGGTAGTGCAGTGCGCCCATCGCACCGGCAAACACGTTGGCGATGTAGTTCTTGTCTGTGCGCTTCGACTTAACCCATACGACGGGCTTGCCGCACTCGCAGATGAACACGGGCTTTGAGTCGCCCTGTGAGGTACAGCCGGGCGATGCGTAGCGACGATCGCCGGTTGCTGTGGTCAGCGGTGTCAGTGTTGCGTATGTCATCACTTTGCCTCGGTCATCATGCGAATGAGTGATGCCTTGATGCTGTCAGCGATTTCATCGTTGGTGGCGGTCGGGCATGACTGGCGGCGGGTGGTTGCCATCGCTTCCATCAGGATGGTCAGTGCGGTGTCTGTGTGGTTGCTCATGTAGACAACATAACAGATGTGAGGGTGACTGTCTAGGAGCATTCGCTAACTATCTGAAAAACACTTGTGCCCGCCACCATCGGCAGCGGGCACAAGTCAGCCGAGGGCTGTGACGGTCAGGCTGTCGCCGCCTCACAGATCGCACGGTTCTTGGCTCGGAGGATGTCTAGCGCCTTCCACTTTGCGCCTTCCAAGATCACCGTCGGATCGGGGAAGATCTCACCGATGGCGTTGATCGGGTAGTCAGTGTCGTGGTAACCGCGACACCCGGTCGGGCAAGCGGCACGAATGCGACCGTCAGCCAAGGTCAAAGGCTCCGTGCAGTTTTCGTCGTGCCAGATACGGATGACCAGTGAGTGATTCGACGTAATGCCGCGACCGAGGTTTGTGCCGATGAGTTGCACACCGCAGATCGTGTGACCTGTGTTGGTGTCTACGGTGATGCTGACGGTGTTACCGGCGACGGCTTCGACCACGGCATCAAGTACCGGGCGAGTCCAGCGGTGCGGCTGTTCGTGGCGTGACCGGGTGCCGGGGAGTGTCACCATGTCCTCGGCGCTGAAGTCGCGTGGGCGAATCGCAGTGCAGGAATTGCGACCTGCGTTCTGTGGGCGGGTGGTTGGGATGATGTGGTTGTTGTTCATGTAGTGAACATAACAGATGTGAGAGCCAGTGTCTAGGAGTAATCCAGATTTCTTAGCGCCGCCCATAACTTGGCTCCCACGACCCGTCCGGTTGCTGCGTACGCACCGCATCCATCGCCTGATGCCAGTGCACCGGGTTCGTGCAAGTCGGCGCAGCAAAATGCGCCACACTCAGGCAGACCGCAGCGGTAGTCGTGCGCCCACACGCACGACACCGCCACACCGTCATCGGTGTCCCATCGGTCACCCTGCCACCGCCATCAACAAACGGGCGGCATCAGCATCGGCATCAGCGCCGGAACCCTGTAGCGACTCCATCATTGTGCGCTCCACCGTCAGGGTGTTGCCGCGAGTCGGGCGCAGGTGCTGCCGGAATGTGTTAGCGACTTGCATGACACCGAACCCGGTGTTCTTCCACGGTGTCACCCGAGCATCACCCGTCCACATCTCCTGCAAAACCTGCCGGGTGTTCTTAGTGCGTGTGGTGCGTGCCTTGGACTCATCGTCACCGAGCGGCTCCATTAAATCCACCCACCGGGTGAACTGTTGGTCAGTGACCCTGACCGCAAGCATGGCTTCGATTTCGGCTTGGAAGGTTTTGCCGAGGTCGAAGATGATGTTGGTGGCGGTGCGTGCCTCAGCGACTCGCAGCGCGCTGTGTGCGGTGTGCTTCACTGACCATGCCTGACCGGTTTCGTTCAGGGCTGCGTGTCGGGTGTTGTCGCAAACCACGATCGTCGCTGTGCGCTTAAATGTGGAGGCAATGCTGCCATCGAACGATGTTGTCGCCAACAGGTTTGGGCGAAACTCAACGTCACCGGCGCGCAGGTTTTCGGGCATTTCGACTTGCACCCATGCGACCGCACCGCCTCGCAACAGACCGGCTGACCCGATGATGAGGTCATCGTCCAGCAGATTGGCGACTGACGACAGCAACCATTCATCGTATTGGTGCGGTGCGTATCGTGCCGAGGGCACACCAAGCACTGCGTAGGTGTCATCGCGCACGATGGCTTTGCGTCCTTCGACTGGCATCATGCCGAGCGGTGTCTGGAAGAACATCGGCATCTCCACTGCCTTCCAGTCAAACAGGCGGCGGCGCACATCTTCGATCGGGATTGCGCCTGTGTAGTGGTTTGCTTCGTCACCCTGTGCGCTGCGGCGGTGGTGCCATGCGTTGCCGCGTTTGTCGGTCATGCCGACTAGCACGTTGGTGTTCAGCCATTCCAGTGTTTCTTTGCTCATGTCAGGTTTCCTTCTGTGTGTGGTTGGTGGTTAGAACTTGCGGTCTGCGTTGCGGGCGGCGCGACGGTCAGCGACTGCGGTGCGACCTGCTTCGGTGAGTGCGACCTGTGCGGCGCGCCGGGCGACGGTGACCTTGCGGGTGTCCATGTTCCAGTCGCGAATAAACTGGCGGGCGGCGGCGACTGTGGGGAATGTGACTGCGTAGCGACCGATGCGGTCGAACATGTACCCGGTCGAATAATCTTCCTCATCGTCCCAGTTGGGGATGTGGTTAGGGTCTTGCGACAAGTAGTGGTTGTTGGCGGTCATAATCACGAAGCATTCGGCGGCGGTGATGCGGTGTGTGGTCTGTGTCATGTAGACAACATAACAGATGTGAGAGCAGATGTCTAGGAGTAACTCAAACAAACTAGAAATCAGTCAGCGACTCGGAACGCCATCGCCCACAGCCCGCAGGTGTAGAGCGCTATCAAACCCCAATGCGGCGGCTGATCCTCTAGCGCGCTCATGTGAGTCAGGAACACCGCAGCGAACACTGCGAGGAACTGGCGTTTGCGGCGCAGCCACCGTGCCGGGTTACGGACAATCACAGCGCACGCTCCATTGCGGCTTCAATGGCTTCGACCTCGGCGCAAGCGGCTTCGTATGCGGCAGCGGCAGCGCTCCACTCGGCAAGCCCTGCGTCGCCACTGCGTGCCTGTGTGTTGACTGCCAAACCTGCGGCGAGTGCGGCAGACCGGGCGGCGAGTGCGGCGGTGTAAAGACTCATTTCCACACACCGCCAATGCCGCCACTGTGAATCCACTGTGCTGCCTCAGCGATGGCTTCGGCGCGTGTGCGGAACATGAGCGTGCCTTGCACGCTGTACGGCAGACGGTCGCACAGCACCTGCCACCGACCGGCGCAGCCGGTGTAGCGGCACTCGCAGGCTGTGGCGACCTGCACGGTGTCGTCCTCGTTTGATGTCCACAGACCGGGTGCGGTGCGTGTCCACTCGTTGCGCCTCAATGATCCGCTCACTGTGTCACCTCGGTGCTGAAGATGGCGGCGGCGACTGCGGCGCTGCACTGATCGTAGGCGGCGGCGACTGCGGCGCTGTAGGTGTCGCGTGCTGCCTTGTATGCGTCACGGGCGGTGTGGTAGGCGGCATCAGCGGCGGCGAGGGCTGCGGTCAGTGCGGCTTCCGCTGCGGCGACTGCAGTGGTGTCGGTGGTGTAGGTCTTGCTCATCACTTCACCCCCAACCTATTAGCGGTGCGCTTGATGCACTTTGGGCAGGTGATGATCGCAGCGACTTCGTCAAGCGGCATCGCAGGTGACTTGCTCGGGTTGTACTGGACTGTGACTGAGCAGAACGTTCCAACGTTCTTGTTGGTGTAACCGTCGTCGTAAGTAACTGTTTGCACATATCCGCTGTGCGCCATTGTGCCATAGATCGGGCGGGCGACATAGTAGATGGAGCTGTAGACCGCATTCTGATAGGTGGACTTGGCTGTGGTTGCTGTGTTGTTCATGTAGTGAACATAACATATGTGAGGGTGACTGTCTAGGAGTAATCCAGATTTCTTTTCACATGCGCCACGGCGACCAACCCGACCGCTGCCACAGCACCAACGCACACCGCAGATTCGTCGCCGGATCAAACAGGTCAGCCCGCTCGGTCAGCCCACACAGCACCGCCCGACCGCGCCACAGATACCCTTTCAAGTTGATCTGGACTAGCCCATAGCTGTCATCCGGTCCTGTTCCGTTATACGCAGCCGGGTCGCAGCGCGACTCACGCCAGATCACCCGCGACAGTTTCTTCAACTCAGCCGTCGGCCACCCTGCGGCGACCGCCACCGGCATCAGCGCAGCGCAGTGTTCGACACCGGGCATCGCCTCGGGTATGCGTGCGCCGCACTGACCGAGTGACAGCAGACCTGACACCACTAGAGCGGCGACCTTCACTGTGCCACCGGTGTCAGGGAACGCAGAAACTCGGTGTGTGACACACCGTAAACGCGCTCTAGTCGTAGCGCGTTCAGGTAGTTGGGCTGCCTGATACCTGCCTCCCATGAGTAGATCGTCTGAACACCGACACCGACAGCGATGGCTGCTTGTTCCTGTGACAGACCGGCACCGGTGCGGGCTTTTCTGATGTTGTCGCTGATGCTCATGGCATCTCCTTCGTTGATTGATTGACGCACAGATGTGTGCGGTTCAGTACACATGACTTGATGATGACTAGCGGCTGATTTGTCCACCCGTCTGCCGACATCTGCGACACGATCAGCAACCAGTCATCTGTTTCTTTCACTACCCATCCGACCGAGGTCACGGTGATCGGTCCTACAACCTGTTCCAGATCGTCGGGTGACCACCACACGTTCCCGGTGTTTGCCGGTTCCACATGGTCTGCCCACATGATTTGCTCCACGATCATCGGAACGCCATCATCACAACACCGATCAGACCGATGCCGAACGCGATCTGTATGACCGAGGCGGTGCGGGCTGCCATATCTGCCGAGGGCAGACCAAGCAACGACACAACGAACATGAGTGCGGCGAGTGCCACACAGTAGGTTTCCATCACTATCACGCTTCCACCTTTCGACAGTCGCACGGCTCCACGATGCGGTCACCGACCTCGCGCCACCCGGTGCTGTCACACAGGTCGCACTCAGGCACCGTGACCCGTACACCCGTCAGGTTATCAAACGGCGCGCCCGAGGGTGTGTCTAACTCATCATCCCACTGCCCGGCGTTCAGCCATCGCTCGGGATATGGCACAAACTGGCGATCGCCGGGCGGCATTGTCAGCCACCGATCAGCGACAGCCTGTGCGCCGGTCAGCACACGATCAGCGCCAACCTTCGCCACTGCCCGCCGGTGTGCTTTCTCGGCTGCGCCCTTACCGATGCGTTTCGGCCAGACATGCCAGAACTGTGCGAATGCACTCGCCGCATCGCCTGCGATGGGCAAGTTCTCTTTCTTTATATCTTTCTCTTTCTCTTTCTCTTGCATTGCGGGTCGCATACGAATCGCATCGTCATCGCATACGGGTCGCATACGAATCGCATCGGAATCGCATAGATCGCATCCGGCGACCGGTGTGGTCTTGTGCCAGCGGGTGTGCGCCGCCCGTTTACCCGCAGCCGACTGTTTCACCACACGATCACTGACGACCTGCCAATCGTCCCATGCGGTCACCCGGTAACCGTTCTCCACCTCGCACCACAGTCGCAGCGCACACAGCGTTCTGGCAGCCTCTAGCGGGTCACTCAGCCCTACCCCAAGCCGCACCATCGCGCCTCGGGTGATCGTGCCGGTGTTGTCACGCTTACCCCACGCAAGCCCACGCACAAATAGAAGTTCTGCCTCGGTGCCCGCTTCCATCACCCGGTCGTCATCAAAATACCCGACCGACAGTTTCACCCACAGCCCTTGCTTGCCCATCTGTCTCCCTCATTCGATTCTGTAGTAGTCCTCCAGCGCAGGTCGCACCAAGTCTGTCCATGTAGACAGCCGCACCATCACTAGCCCTTCCTTGCCCCACCCGTCAGGCATCAGCACCGCCCGGCACGGCTTGCGTATCGACCCGATAGCTGTCTGATTAGACAGCACCTGATGTTCGATGCGAGTCCACGCAGTCACCGCCGGGCTGATCTGTGCGCCCGCCTTCACCTCGTTGGCAAAGATCGGGTCGTTCCAGTTCTCCTCATTAGCGTCACCGAACTTGTGTGACGGTGCGACACCTAACGCCTTGCGTGCCTCGCGCTGTTTCGTCAGACCTTTTCGCCTGTTCCGACCGCCTCGGCACTTAGCGCACCCGCAGCCGCGCACATGCCGGTCGCCAGTGATGGTGCCGAACATGCCGCAGCCGCAGCCGCAGTCACCCTTGGTTGGTCCTACGGTGTCGGTCATCGCTGTTCCTTCCGGTAATGGTTTTTCCACACCCATCGTTCGCCGGGTGTCAGCCCACCAAACATGCCGTAATCGTCAGCGTCGTGACTGACCGAATCAATCAGGCAGTCAAGACGCACCGGGCACCGGTCGCACAGCACCTTCGCCCACGCATAATCCGCATTCGTCGGGAACCACCATCCGACCGGGTGACCGCGACACTCGGCACGATCACGCCATCTGTCAGACATGCGTGCGATGCTACCTGTCCTTCACCCATCGCATAGACACACCTGCTTCGTCAGCGATCAGGTTGACAGCGGTGCGTTTGGCACCTTCCTTGTCTGTGTACTGCTCGGTTTCGATGCGCCCGGTGACAAGCAGGCGGTCGCCCTTACCGATGACAGCCGCCAGATTCTCAGCGAGTGTGTCCCAACATGTGACGTTGTGCCACACGGTGCGTTCCTCATCGTTGATCTTGCGGGTCGTCGCCAGACCGAACGACAGCACCGCCTTGCCGGTCTTGGTGAAACGTAGTGTCGGCTCACCGATGTTGCCGCAGACTGTGATGTTGTTCATTTCGTGTTCCTTGCTGTAGTGAGATTGTTCAGTGCGTCGTGCAGTGTTTCGATGCGGTCATCGTTGATGATCCACGCACCTCGGCTGACTTCGATTTCGTTCAGTAGTTCTTCGGCGGCGGCGGCGACCGCTTCCAACTCTTTTAGCAACGGTGCGTTCTTGTTCGCTGTCGGTTGCAAGTTCACAGCGCCCGGTGACCAGTCGTACAGCCACGCGCCGTGGACGTACGGGTGACAGTGGTTGCGTCGCGTCTTGAGCGTGAACACCAAGCCCTGTTTGTGCAGATTGGTCAGCGCCGACGACACCCGCCCGTGATGCCACCCGGTGAGGTCTGCTAGTTCCTTCCATGTCGCACCTCTCGCACCGGCAATGTCAAGCGCGTGCAAGATCAACACAAGGCGCTGCGACAGTTTGCCTGTGTCACGTTCGTGTTCAGCACGATCGCGTGATGTGTCAGCACCGCTCCACCCGCCTGTGCCGTCAGGGTATGCGCCGCTCATGCTGTCACCGCTTCCCGTGACGGCACAGAACGCAAACCGCTTTCGCCACGACCAAGGTTGCCCGCACAAACAATCTTGCAGATCATGTCGCGAGCGTCGTCCGGCAAGATTCCGGCGCGCCGCATCTTGACGTACGCTTCCGTGATCCACTGCCCGTGACCGATCACAGTGACTGCGCTGAACTCGCAGGAACCGTGAAACCGAAGCATCCGGGCGCGTGTCTTAGCGCACCACGAATGAACCACCAACGGGTCGTCCGAATGAAAGTTCAGCCGATGCTTTGAGTAGGTGAGTTTCATTCTGGCACCGGCTCACTCAGTGCGGCGAGAACAACGCGGGCTTCGGTTACGTTTAGACCCTCAAACGCTGCGATAGGTCGCCCAATAATGCGAGAAAGAACGGACATTGCGTCCGACTCGCCTCGGTTCGCTACCTGCTTCAGAACCCACACTTGTTGAGTCTTAGTCAGCCCGCTAGTGCCGGTCGCCTGTGCGGGCTTCACAGCGGTGTCTGCGGTGACTGTGCGACGCACTGCGGTGGCAGGTGCTGACCGCTCAAACACATCGTGGTCGGGATCGACCTCATCGGTCGGCAGGCACAGTGTTTGCAGTAGTGCAGTGCGGAACGCAACGCTCATTGCCTTAGCTGTCGCCTTGTCGCCCGAGTCCATAGATTCGGCTGCGACGGTGGCAGCGACGGTGCTGCCATCGGGTGCGGCAAATGTGTAGGTCACTACAACTCGGCAGTGTCCCATCTTGGTGTTGCGTGCGCCGACTTCGACGGTGGTCTGCTCACACGACACCAACGACGGGAACACGATCACACCGTGTTTGCGTAATGCCGGTGACACTGCGTTCACCACCGAGTCAATGCCACGGAAGTTGAAGCCCTGTGCGGCGTTCTTCTCGTTCTTGCGGACTGCACCTACGTCGCCCATTACGGACGACATCAGTGCGTATATCTGGTTGCTCATTTTCTCTCCTGTGTGGTTGGTAATCATTTTGGTTAGACGAAGTTCAGCATCATGTTGACGGTGATAGGTGCCATGCCTGCGGCGGCGCAGGCTTCCTCAGCGATGTCTGCGAAAGTGCTGAACTCGCACCCGACCGCTGCGAAAAGGTCGGTGCTGATCTGCTTGAGTGCTTTGCGGGCGGCATCGCCACGCTTGGTGCGGTCGGCTTTGAGTGCGGCGAGTGCGGCGGTGGTGGCTGTGGTTGGTGTCTGTGTCATGTAGACAACATAACAGATGTGAGGGTGACTGTCTACAAGTAAACGAAACAAATCACAGAAATCTCAGAACACGCACCGGCGCACCCGGCACCCGATACGCAGCCACCAAATCAGGGTGCGCTAACTCCAGCGACTTCATGTCCACACGCACCGTGCCCTTCCGAGACTTGAACGACACCACACGCTCCCCGGCGATCGTGCCGACCTCAGCCGCACCAAGCATCGCCACTAACTGATCCCGTGCCGTTTTTTCTACCGCCTCGGCTTCCTCACGCGTCGCCCGTGCCGCCTGATACAACTCCAGCACCGACACCGCAGCGACCGGCAACTCCACCGTGCCGTCAGACTGCGGGAACAGCGACCGAACCTGCGCCTCGGTCGGTGCCACATCGGTCGGCAACTCGCGTGCATCCAGTTTGCGCCCGACCGCATCAGCCTGCGCCACTAACTCAGCGATTGCATTTTCGTCGCGCAGCAACACCCAATGCCCGAGGCGCATCCGCTTATCTAAGCAGACGAACAACACCCGGTCAGCCTCGGGCACGCACGCAAGCTGTGCGATGCCCTGCCAGTAATACTCCACCGGCAGCGGGTCATCGTTGCTGTGGAATGTGGTCGTCTTGGCTTCCACGATCGTCACCGGGTCGTCAGGGTGCGTCGCCTCGGTGATGCCGTCAAGCGTCGCGATGAGTCGCCCGGCGGTATACATCACAGCCGGTGTCGTCACCGGGCAGCCCATGAGTGTCGCTGCGTAATCCACTAACGCAGGTTCCAGCACGTTGCCGCGTTCCATCGCAGCGTTAGGTTCGTTTGGTTCCGTAGCCTCAGTCCATTTGTTGATCGCCAGATCAATCATGTTTGAGAACTTAGATACACCCATCAACACCGGTGCCTCACTGGCACCAAAACGCACCCGCCCGGCGGTGTCACGCTGTCGCACACGCAGCCACTCAACAGATCCGTGTTCCGGTTTCAGAATCGTGCCCATCACTTACGCACCAAACGTGTGGAGTCACCGTCAAGACCTAGTGCCCGCATGTGCGCTCGGAACGCGTCAGTGCACTCCACACAGGTCTGTTTGGCACGATAATGCGCCCGGTAGCCCTCGGGTGTGCCGCAGACTATTTCGCCTCGCACACGACCCGTGGACACGGTGCTGTTTGCGGTCTTGCGTCGCTGCCGATCAGCAACCAGTTTTGCTAGTGCGTCGTCCTCGGCGCTACTGGTAATCGCGATCGCAGACAGACTGCGTGACCGCTCGGCTTTCGCTGTAGACATGAACGGATCAGTGACCGGGCGAGTCGCCCCGGTCTGCTGCGCCCGCCATTCCTCAAGTGTCATTGTGTGGTGTGTCATTGTGGCTTCCTGTATGTCGCAAGTACTGTGAAACGATCGCCCGCAGCGTGTGCCTGACTGCACAGGTCGCACGGGCTGTGGCTGAAACCTAGTTCCTCACCGACTGCGATGAGGTGGAACCCCTCGTCCGACATTTCGTCTGTGCCTGCGGTGATCTGTGCGGTGCGGTCATCGGTCAGATCCATGCCGTCGGTGCCATTAGCGGTCACCTGTACGCACTCAGCGCACACGGCAAGGATGAAGTCGCCGCGCCTCATGCCGCACCGACTGTCGTGCCGTCTGCGCTGCGCAGGGTCGTGCGGTCAATCATGTCAGCCATGTTGTAGTAATCGCTCAAGGAGTATTCGTAAGCGAGTGCGGCTGCGTTATGTGCCTCAGCGGCAGCGTTACGGGCGGCACGGTGATCGGTCATTTTGATCAGTGCCTGCTGATACTGCACTGCGAAACGGTAGGTGTCGCGTGCTTTCACATCTGCCTGTTCCGATGCGAACTTGGCTGCGGTGTACGCATCGCTTGCGGCGACGATCTCCGAGGGCTTCTTGCCGGGCACGATCGTGACGGTATATAACGCGATGTCGGCGCTATACATGGCTTCTCGGGCTTCACGGGCAGCGACTGCGGCATCCGCATCGGCAAGCCAAACCCGGTTGAGCAGATTGATTTCGTTATCGTTCATGTGGCTGATCGTGGTGGTGTGGTCAATGTTCATGGTGGTTGGTTCCTCAGTGTGTGGTTGGTGGTTAGTAATCAGGCGAAAGCTGCGTAGATAGCTTCGGCGGCGGCGATCGCAGCATCGTTGACTGCGTGAGCGGCATCAGCGGCGGCGGTGTAAGCATCGCGGGCTGCGTTGTAGGTAATCAGCGCATCCTTAATGTCTGTCGCCTCGGTGGCGCTGTCATACGCTGCCCTGTAGGTAACGCGTGCGGCGGCGCACACCTCGGAGGCGGCTTCGATGGTGCGGGCGCAGGTGATGCGGGCGGCACGGCAGGAAGCGTAGTAGGTGTCGCGTGCTGCCTTAAAGGCTGCGTTGGTGGTCGTGGCGGTGGCGGTCTGGATCATGTAGACAACATAACAGATGTGAGAGCAGATGTCTAGGAGATTCCCACAAAAGTTTCACACCTGTTCAGGCACCGCCACAGCCAACACATCCACCGCAAACCTGATCGCATCATCAGGCGGCAACGAGAACGACACCTCACCGTCATCTGTCAGCAAACGCACCACCACCGCACGCCCGACACCCTCAGTGTCAACATGCAACCACTCCCGCACAGACCATCCACACAGGTCGTCGGGCATCATTAGCGACTGCGCCGCAACTCGTCCACCTCAGCCTGTAACCGGGTCACCATCGCCAACGCCTGCGTCACAGACTTCTGCGCCGCCATCGCATCTTCGCGTGCGTGCTGCATCAAATCGGTTTCACGACGGTCACCACGTTTGAGCATGAAATAGGCGATCGCTAACGCAGCACCAAACACACCGAGGGAACTGAACATGCTAGTGCTGTCAGTCGTCACTGTCTCAGCGGTCGCCACCAAGAACGATGACGCACCTGCAATCGTGGTGATCGCTACCGCATCATTAAACGCGCGCCAGTCCATCACACAAGAGGAATGGCAGCGAGTTGCAACAACGTCATCCACTTAGGTGCCGCCAGTGTGAACTTCGGGTTCAGCATTGACGACTCAACAAGGTTCATGTACTCGGCTTCGTCAGTGATGTGGTGCCTGACGATGCCGTTCCACACCCAACGCTGCGGATCTGCTTTGTTATCTGAACAAGCAACAACGGTCAGCATGGAGACTCCTTGAGTGGATGCGCCGAGTAGCGCAGATGATGATGGTGCGGGTGGCAGCGGCGGCGAGGGAACCACCGTGCCGGTTGCAAGATTACACATGATTGGATGTTCGATTTGGTTAACGTCGCAGCGACCCGACACACCCGGCACCGTGCCCGATGACGACCACTGCCACACATCGAAACCGTATGGTTCACACGCCTTACGCACGACCATCTCCGACACATACGCAGCAACCCACCGCATCCGACGACCGCTGCCAAAGATCGCAGCACTGTTCCAGATTGCACCGCCCGCCACATGAACCCCGGTGTAGATCGCGACGGGTCGCCCGGTCACCGCTTCCACCCGGTCACACCATGCGACGACCTGCCCGACCGTAATGCCGTTTTCTTCGCAGTCCAAAATGACACCCTCGCCGTCAGCCATCGGCCAGAAATGCGACAAGAACCAGTCAGCCTGCGCCACCGGGTCAACACCTGCGGACAACCAGTGATACCCGAAACGCCAACGGAACTTTGCTTGCGCTGTGCCCGCCCGGTTAGCTGTCGCAGTCGGGTCTACGGTGTGCGTGCCCTGTGTGACCTTCCACGCGGCCAACGCCATGTCAGGGTTTGCACAGCCGGAACGCACAGCGTTCCAGTCCACTGCGCCCTGATACCGGGAGACATCAATGCCGTCGGTGCGAGTCGCCACCGGTCACACCGTTTCAACAGGAGTCGCCAGAAACGATGCCACACCACGCACACCAACACGCTTCGACACCTCAGCCAACACCGCCATTAGCACAGTGCCCGCAGCGCCAATCAGCACCGGGTCAACATTCCATCTGACCATCGCCCATGTGAATACACCAACAACCGCACCTTTGACTGTCTGATCCAGCGACTGACTGTTGTTCATGTATTCAGTGTACCGATCAGCGTGCCTTGTATCCAGTACCAATGATCTCCCCGACACCGCCAGTGTTCGACCCGACAGCCGAGTTGCCGCCCGCACCCGCCGCAGCACCAAGCACACCTTTGGCGATGAGGTCAGACACACACGCGATCTGTCGCCATGATGACCCGATCACAGTGCTTCCAGTTGTGAACGTGGTCGGGTTCGATGGTGGTGTCCACCCGCCCGGCACCGTGATCGTTGGGAACGACACCGAGATTGTTCCGGCACCCGTCGCCGCCACATGCGCCGACGCAATCACCGCCCAATACGACACGACACCGAGCGTGATTCTGATGGACTGTGCCGGTTTGAAACCCGTGCGGTCTGCCACCGTCAAAGTGAGTGACCCGGCGGTGTATGTGACCGGTGCGGTCAGTGTCGTGTCCCCATCCCACACAAACACATATAGGAACCCGGTGGACGCATCGCACATGAGGTCGCCCGACTGTGGTTGCGCCGGGAACGCTGCCACCGACGACACGACCGGCACCGTGCCACGCTTCGATCGTTCCAGATTCGATACCCGGTTCTGTAGGTCACCGATGATCTTGTTCAGTGACGGTGCCGAGTTAAGGATGCCCATGCGCGCATCCTAGTATGTGGCGACCACGAACGACCCGGTGACAAACTCGGCTGTGCCGTTATCGCCCACAGCGACTTCAAACTTGGCAAGTCGTAACTGTGTTTCTAACGTGCCGGGGAACCGTGCGTCAGTGATGCGTATGCGGAAGGTGTCACCCGTCTGAAACTCACCAAAGTTCGGTGACACCCATGCCCCGGTAACCGGGTCAGTCGTCGGGCACCAAGTCGCTGATAGCACCGTGACGGGCTGATTGCGAGCGTTAAGTTCTGCCTTGGTCAGTGCGTCCACCACATTAGGATCGGGCACGTTAGAGAACGACACAGCGTCCTCTAATAGCGGGTAACCCGCCACCGACGTTGACTGCGTTGTGATGTACTGCCCATCGTTGCTGCCCGGTCCGAAACCAAACAAACGGTTCGTGACCGAGTTACCATCTTCCGGCCATGAGTACCGCATGATGCTGCCGGGAAACTCCAGTACCGGCACAAACTGGCTGCCCGGTGTGTAGCTGACACCCTTCCTCGGGTAGTACAGACTCAGTGACCGGGTGATTGCAAACGTGCTGTCATACGCACAGTTCACTGTGTAATCAAAACCATACGGTGCGTCCTGTTTTGACAACTCGCGTATCGTTTCCATCAGGTTCCGTTTTTCGTACCCGTACACAGGGAACACATTTGCGATGCCCTGCCCGCAGGTGCCGATTGCTGCGGTACTGATACCAATGTTCCCGCCCGGCGACACAGCCGCAGTATCCACTAGCGTTTTGACGAGTGTGAACTGATCGGTGCCCGCAGCAAAAACGGTGGTGTCCACAATGCGCCTGTGGTCAAAATATGATTCAAACTCGCGTGCGGTCAACACCATCGTTTGCGAACCCGAGTCATACTGCCGCGACCAAATAATGCCGCCCCACACAATCACACCGTCACGTTCGACATACAGTCCGACGCGTGCCGGTTCTGTGGTGTAATCCAACGTGAACTGGTCGCCTGCGTATTTGGTGCCGATCACGTTGATGGTGCGCGAGTCAGACAACATGAGGTGACCTTGAAACTCGCCGGGGTTGTTTAGCGCCTCGCTCCATGACACGCCTGTGAGTTGTAGTTCACCGATGATCGTGTTCGACAGTAAATCTGCGGTCAGGTATCGGTATTCGGTCATGCGGTCAGATTAGCGCGCCGAAGATCGCACCGATCAGAACACCGACAATGAACGCAACGAACGTGTCCATCAACGTGATGTAACGATGATGACCATACCGGCAGCGCCCGCTCCGGCGCTAGTAGCTATGGTGT